CTATAGGACTGTGCTGGGGTCGGCGACACGGGCAACGAAGTTGATATCCTTGACCAGTCGGCAGGGAGCCTTGCGCACTTCCAGTGGCTTGCCGTCGCTGACGAAGAAAACGCCCCAGTCGCCGGGTTTGAGCGCCTGTTCATAGTGTTTTCCGGTGTCAGGGTCGATGAAGGCATCGGGGCCGCACTTGAGCACGAGACCGACCTTGCCCTGCCAGACATCCTCGACCTTGTTCATGTCTGGACGGATGATGCCGCCGGAGGTCTTCTCCGGACGCATGTAGATGCCGACCAGAACCCGGTCGCCGATGACCTCGAAGTCGGACAGGTCGCCGACGAAATCGAGGATGGCCTTCTTCGGGTCCTTGGCCGCCGAGACAGCCTCGATGAACTTGTGCGGAATGACGACGCTCATCGGTCCATGTCCTTTTCAATATCGTCGGCGATGTCGAGAGCGGCCTTGAGACCTTTCATGTATCCGACTTCCTCTTTGTAGTGTTCAAGCGACTTGCAGACGCCGGAGGCGATGTCATTGCTGCGGGCAACTAATACCTCCGATATTCTGGCACGCAGCACACGGTGAAAATGCGTCTCACTCATCAACCCTTGTGCCTGATTTTCTTCTGGATGTGGGTCAGTTGCTTGGTGCCGGAGCCGCTGCCCATGCCGGCATCCGGCAGGTCTTCGGCAAACGGAGCAGGCTTGACATCGCCACCCCGAGCAAACTTTACCTTACCCCCACGTGCCATCACGCCGGGTGGACGGGGACCCGGAGGTCCACCGGCCATTGGCAGTCCCGGCGGAGGTCCCCCGAGACCCGGAGGAGGTGGGCCGCCCGGTGGTGGCCCCCCGACCGGGGGGAGGGCTCCGCCCAAGCCAGGGGGCGCTACACCAGCGGCTGGATGAGGGCCTCTGGGAGCAACGACGATATTGATCTTGGTGTTGTGGCCGCTCTTGGTACGGCCGCCGCGGGCATATTTGTCGAGCCGTCCACCCGACTTCTTGCCCTCGGCCTTCATGTCGTGGTGCTTCTCATGCTCCTTCATGAGTTTGCCGAACAGCTTGCGGTCTTCCGCCTCGTCCCCGTGATGCTTGACCTTGCCGCCGCGCTTGTAGCCCTTCATGAAATGCTTGGCGCGAGCATGACCATGGTCTTCTTCATTATGCTTTGCATGTGAATGGGCCATTATTTTCCTCCAAACAATCGCCGAACACTTTGCGGGGCGCTTCTCGACAGAAAACGACTTCCGGCACTCCAAGTACTCGTATCAGGACTTGTGGCTTGCTTTATTTCCGCATCCTCTTTAGCCCGCTTCTGAGCAGTTAGGGTTTCGGCCTGTTTTATCTCTTCATCCAAAACACCGCCGCCCTCTTGATAACGCTTGCGACCGAGCTTGCCCATCACTTCCCCTTCGGGTGACGACCGGTGCGGTCGAAGTTTCCATCCGGATAGTTCTCGCCGGTCTCGTCATACATGCTCGGCTCGCCGGCAGCCGAACCCCTGACCCAGCCTTCAGGTTGGTTGGAATAAGCCGGTTCGACCCGCGCATCGACACTGAATTGCGGGGCTTCTTCCGACGTTGCCAGAAGCGGCCGCTCGTTCGGCGCACCATAGCGGCTCATGGCGTGCTCGACGCCCCACTTCTCCACATCGCTGGCATGCCAAGGGGCCTGCGCCTTGACGTTCTTGATGTCTTTTTCCCTCATTTTGAACCTCCCTCCCCTGCCTTGGCATCGATCTTGTGATTGACCATGCCGCGACCCATGGGCTGGCGCGCCTGCTCGAATATCTCATCCTCCGTGGGCCGGACCGGAGCGTTGCCTATCTCGGTGCTCTCGATCCCGGCACCATAGCGCTCATGCGCCTTGTCATGACCCCAATGGGTGGCTGTCTTGACTTTCATGGTTTCAATCCTTCTTTGTCTTAGTTGATTTCTTCACCTTTGCCAATGCTCTGGCGGCTTCAAGTTTGGCTTGATGCATCTCGCGGGCATGCGCCATGTCCTGTTCGTGCTTCTGCCGCTCGCGTTCCATCTGCGCCGTATGCCGTTCATGCTCCATGTCGAGTTCGCGCTGGCTCTTGATATGGCCGCCGATGGCCTCGTGCTGGGCCAATAACTGGTCATGTTGGGCGGCGACATGGTCATGCGCCAGTTCCTGCATCTTGTCCAAGTTGGCATGATGCCGGTCCTGTGCCGCCTCGGCGGCTCCCATGGCCAGTTCATGCGCCTTGGTGGCAGCCGTCAGGCGTATCTCCTGTGCCGCTTTCTCCGCATCCTGCTGCGCCTGCATCCCGTGGATGATGCGTTCTTCCTCGATCTTCATCTGCTCCTGCTGGATTTTCAGTTGCTCGATGCGCTCCCGCGAGGCCCGGTCCTGCGCCTTGTCGTTGATGGCCGCCGCCTGCGTGGCCGCCTTGATCTTGGTTTCCAGCAGCTGGATCTGTGCCTGGTTGCTCTGCGCCTGCGACTTCTGCTGGATGGCTTCCATGCGCGGGTCGGGTGGCGGCTGCGCCGGAGCCGGACGGAACAGTCCCTCGGCGTCGATATCGGCAATGCGCAGCACTCTCTTCTCTACGGCAATCGGATCATAAAGCAGCGGCGAACCCTTCTGCAGTTCCTTCAGCGCCATGGCCTTGACCATGCGGTGCAGCGAGGTCGGGTTGTTCGGGTCGGCCACCGGAACGAGCTCGCACTGGTCCAGCGCCTCGATGAACTGCTCCTTCTTCCACTCGTGCATGGGTTTCTTGTTGTGCCGCCAGAAGGCTTCGGGATCTTCCCTGAAGCGTTCCTTCAGCAACTTGAATTCTTCCGCCTGTGCCGCATGTAAGCGCTTGTGCGCGCTATCGAGGACCTTTGAAGCCTGCTCCAGCAGGGCTAGCGTGGTGCCGACCGGGGCATCCTGTTTCCCTTCCCCAACACTGACATCGGGCGTCGAGGCCAGTTGGCGGCCCATTTCCTCGACATGCTGGATGAAATTATTGAACGAGGGGCCGACTTCCTTGTACGGCAGCGGCATGATGGCATCGCGGATATTGGCCTGCGAGCCGATATCGAGGCCAACACCGCCGCCAGGCGGCACGCGAAACTGGTTGCTCAGTTGTCGTCCGGCCCCCTTGGCAAAGAGAAAGCCGGGGAAGTTGGCGAACATGCCAGCATCCAGCATCTCACGCCAAGCCGCCGTCAGCGCATTTGTTGTGTTGCCCAGAAGATGAATAAAGCCAAGACCATAGAATCCCAGGCCGCGAATGAAGGGAAATTGCACGAAGAACCGCTTGGCGAGGCACTGCTCGTCGTCCTCGTTCCAGTTGCGCCGCACACAGAGGACCTGCCGGCTGTCCTTCTCGATGGTCACGCAATAGGGCAGCGGCAGCCCTTTGTCCTTGAATTCGTCCGGCGCGTATTCATTCAGGTCAAGTTCGCAGTAGCACTCGTAGACGCTGTAGTCGCGGTCCTCCGGGCGTCTTTGCACCGAAGTGATGCCGGCGACTTCCTCCTTCTTCTTTTCCACAGGATTTTTTTGCTCGGGGGGCGGCGGGCTCAAGTCAACGTCGCGGTAGACTTCCAATATCTGCATACGGCGCAAGGTGGACTGGCGCATGCGGATATGGTGGGTGACGCGCCCGCAGTTCTGCAGGTCGGTGGCCGCATTGGAGATGATCAGGTCCTCGGCATCGATGCTCTCGGACACCGGTCTGCGCCGCAGCGGGCAGTTGTAGACCTTCTTGAAGCCGTCGCCGCCGAAGCCGATGTAGAACAGCATCCTGTCGGTGTCGGGCACGTATTCCGCTGCCGTCACCGTCAGGTAGTGGTTCATATCCTTTTCGAGGGCTTCCGCCAGTTCGTCTTTCTTCGACATGGTGTCGAGTAGTTCCGGGACAGTGCCTTCCGGCGGAAGTGTCGAGTCGTTCCTGACTTTGACCGGACCAGCAGCAGGTAGTAGCTCGCCTCGGGCGGTTGCCTGGAAATTGACGGTGGAAGCCAACAGGAGCGGATGACGGACATTGGACATTCCTTCCAATGGCGCGGAGTTGTTCGAACCGAGGTCGGCCTTGGGCTTTTCCAGTTTCAGGCCGAGCAGACCGATGCCGAGGGTGCGGGTTTCCAGCCAGTCCTTGCGCGACTCGTCGTCGACCTTGATGCCTTCCAACAGAGAACTGGCAATCTCCATCAGGTGCGTCGGGTCCATCTCCAGAGCGAGATTGCGGTAGAACTCGCCGTTGTCACCCGCATCATCCTTGTCATCCGGCGCGTCGAGGTCGATGGTGATCGACCCGTCCTCGTGCTCAATTCTGATTGTCGGTTCGTTGCCCTCGCGTTCCCGGTTAATTCCATTGGTCACCGAGAGATTGTGAGGAATAATGCCCGGCGGCGGGTCGTTCAGCGGTAAGCTGCTGTCATCAATGGCCATTTAATCACACCGGATAAAGCGGTCGCAGCGCGCCGGGACTATGATAGCGCAAGCTTTCCTCGACTTCCATCTCATGTTCGGCACGGCGCAGGACAAATCCGGTATCTCTTAGATAGCGCAGAGCCTGCGTCGTCGTATCGACCAGATCGTCCTCCGACCCGCGAGGAAACACCGCGCACTGCTTGATGACCATGTCGGCCCAGGCCTTGTCCGGGGCATAGACCATCTGGTCGGCGAACATGTGCTGCACCGAGATGGCACGGGCGGTCTTGTCACCGTATTGCTTGGGGTCGATGATTTCGATACCGAGACGGCCACTGCCTCTGAACATGCGTTCCAGTTCCTGCGCCACCGCCTGCCCGTTGGCCTTGCCTTCAATCAATAGTCTGTCCACCGGAAACCTCGGATGCGAAGTCGGCGACGGGCTGGGGATGCAGGTGGCAATCACCTTCTCCACCAGGTCGCCGAAGTCGAGATGTCCCTTCCATGCCCACAATAACATTATCTTTGGGTTGCCGCTGATCTGCCGCAGCGTCTGTCCCTGCCGGGGCATCCAGAGGATTTCCTGCTCGACATCCTTGAGGATGGTGTCCTCGCGGAATACCCCCCAGACCGTCAGGGCGGAGGGGTTGTTCTCGTCCTTGGCCGTCATGGCGGTGTCAAGCGAGGCCAGTATGAACTCGAAGGTCGGATACTTTTCCTCGCGCCAGAGTTGCCAGAAGTGGTCCTTGATGATGGACCCGCCTCTGGGGGCGGGCATCTGCTGGTACTGGCCGGCCCAGGCGTAGGGGCCTTTATCCCGTTCTAGGTCGTCGGTGATCTGCTCGGGAAACCGGCTTGGCCACGCCAGTTCGCCGTCTTCGCTGCGCTTGTCGTTCCATGTCTTGTCTTGCCCGGTTTTCGGGTCGTAACCGATGATGGTGGTACAATGTCTAGAGGGGTC